GATGATGAACGCAAGCACCAGCGCACTGGGCCGTGTTTTAGGGTTTATGATGAGTTTTGGCTCAAAGATGGCTAGTGCTGAAGAAGTACGCAACCGCCAGCCCGACACGGTAGCCCCAGCAACCCTTGTCAAACAGCCAGTTGACTTGCACCACATTGGCCGTAAAGCCCCTGCAAACCCTCGCACACAGGCGCTAGGCGCTAATGCGACTGACAAGCCATCTGAGGCACAATTGAAGTACCTGAGGGGTTTAAATTATGAGGGACCAGCACCCGAAACTAAAGCTGACGCCACGGCCCTGATTAAAAGGTTGGCACCATGACCGAAATTGTGTTGAACCGCCAAGAATTAAGAAGCGCCGCCTATTCAGGGGTTGAACGCAGACTTAACGGCATAGAAAGAAATTTGCCCGCAATGTATGGTCGAGACCTACGCAAAACCGAATGGCAAAACGATGTAGTTGGCGCTATCGCCGAATATGCCGTAGCCAAATATCTAAACGTTTGTTGGAATCCTGCAACAAACAATGTGGCATTAAAAGACTTGCCTGGTGACGTAGGCACATATCAAGTCAGGTCAACAACATGGCCCAACGGTTGTCTACTCATTCAAGAATCAGACAAAGACGAAGCACCATTCATTTTGGCTGTAGTCAACGATAGAAGCGTAACTTTGAAAGGTTGGGTTTACGGCCACGAAGGCAAAACCATTGGCGACCTGAAAGAATACGGCACTCGATGGGTCAAACAAGAGCAGCTGCACTCAATGGATTTTCTGCCATGAAAGAGTCACATTTTCAGAACAGTGTCATCATGTTGGCTAAGGTCCATCAGCTGCCCCTGTTTCTGTCGTATGCCTTGCGTTGATCGGCGGTCATGTTTGCCCAGGTAAACAGTTGTTGGCAACGGCTTGACTCGTCAGGGGTCATGTGTTGCCAGTCGCCTGCTTTGCCACAAGCGAGGCAAATACCTTGCAACAGGTCTTGCACCCGAATGTCAAACGCGTCTAACCCTGTGTGGCATAATTCGCAGTTCATTGTTCAATCTCCCAAGCGGCGTCATGCAATTCATGCAACGGGTTTTTACAGTTGTCTAAATATGTGGCACATAATTCTGCACAAGGTTCGCAAACATAATGCTGTTCAAACAGTTCAAACAGTTTTTTGTAGCGTTCGTTTTGTTTAACCAGTCCTGCTATGTCGTCGGTGTTCATTTGAAACCACCCAGGCGCATGGCCACAATGGCGTCTTGTGTCTGCTTAGTCAGATTCGACAAGTAAATACCGTTTTCTTCGGCAACATAAGCCAATTCAAAAAGGGCTTTGCGTAACTGTTCAATATCTGTTTTTTGGGCTGATAACTGCCATGCCGCTGCTTTCATAGCAATTTCGGCTTTGGTTATGGCAGCAGTCATTTCTGCTAATTGTTCATTCATGTCGGGCCTTTCATTGGTCGGGTTGTTTTCTACGATAACCAATTGGTGTGGCAGAGTAGCGCATACGTCGCCGATCACCTTCAGTGGTGTTAGCCCAAATACCCTGTAAAGCCTTTTCAGGAAAAGACACGGCATAAGCAAAGCATTGGTCAAACACTGGGCAACTATCACATATGGGTTTTATGGCTGCTTTAGCAGCTGCGCTTTCTAGGGCGCTAGTGGGAAAAAATAGGGCGGTGTTAATGCCTCGACATGCACCATGTTGTTGCCAGTCGGGTCGGTCAACATTGAACATTTGTTAGCACAAACTCCAGGGGCGCCAACCACAGGCACCTGTTTCGGCAAGGTCTGAATACAGCAAATAGGCAAAACGCAGGTTTAATGTTGGGTCTGACATGGCTTCAGCAAACGGCATGTTAAACAACTGTTCAACATACTTAGTGTGAATTTCGTTGATTTGAGCAATGCCCCAATCGGAACCATTGAATGAGTCACGCAGAAAAGGGTCACTGGATAGCGGTGTCACATTGAGGCAACGGGTTTCCTTCCAAAGCAAACGACCCAACTTTTCAAGTGTTGCTGGGTCGTTGGGCCAACCAACTTCGATAGCAATAGGAAACCATTCCTGGCAATGTGTGTCCGGTGGGACGGTGACTACGGTTGTAGTCGGTTGTGTTGACGTGGTGCTAGTGCTAGTGCTGGTTGTCGTTGTCAGCTCTACGGCACGGTCCTGCATTTGCTGGGGTGACAATTCAGCCAGGGTGACAGTTACAACGGGTTTGGGTGTCGTATCTGGTGGGGTGTCTTTTTGAAAACCGACAGCCATAGCTGCACAGATCAAATAAGTAAATAGGGCTAGCCCTAAAAAGCGTTTCACATTCATTTTGGTTTGTCCTTCAGTCGGGGTCAGGTCGGGGTATGTCTACCGATTCGGTAGGTCTATGTCAAGCACCCATAATAGTTTTGAACGCATGGTGGCAAACATCAGGGTGGTCGGCTAAAAGTGGCGACACTTCGATATGCACCCATTGGGCGCCTTTTGACCCAATAGTGTTTTTGTCGTACACCTTCCATGCGTCACGGTCACAGCGGTAGCCAGCACCCCAACCAGCAGGGTTGTTTTTGTAGGTGCCTGCATAGTCGTGGATTTCTTCTATACCCAAAATGTCACGGTGGGTAAATAAGAAGTCAATCAGTTTTAACCGTTGTTCAGGGGTGCCTTTAAGGTCTACAGCTCGCCAGGTGGCGTGTACTGACTTTCTTGGTGGGGTAGTGCCAACCATGTTTCGGTCATTAAAAATGCCCAGATTGGTGACACCAAAAAGGTAACAGCAATAGTCAACAAACACTTTGGTACCTTCACGCTTTTGGGCGTGTACGGCGTCTTTGTTGCCGGTATAGGGTCGACTAGTCATCTTGTTTGTCCTTATCTTTTAGGCCGTTGCTGGCCAAGATTCCTGATAGGGCGCCAGTGAGAAACAACATCATGGGTGCAAGTAGCGCCCAGGCTGATTCGTCGTTGGGTGACACGTCTAATGGCTGTACTACAAACAACAGGCCGTAAAGCAAAGCTGCGGTAGAACCTAGAAACGCTACGGCTAAAGCAATGCCCACGATGAGTATTAGTCGGGCTTTGATTTCGCTGTTGGTTAGGCGTTTCATGGGTTGCACCTTGGGGCTGTTGGTCGCTCGACACAGGTTTCACGGGTGCGATCGCTACAACTGGTAACAACGAACATGAGGGCTACAGCCAAAAGTGCAACAATGCCAAGCGTTTTCATTCTTCAATCGTTTCAATCAGTTCAGGACGCACAAGCGGTGACGGTGGTTCTTGATCATTTTCCCATAGGACCAGCACTTCATCAGATAATGCCCAGCCAGTGTCAAAGCCCGCTTCAAGTAATAATTTGATCATCGGTGTTTCATAGATGTTTAATGATGTCATGCTGAAACTTCCAAAAGTGTAATCGTGCTAAGCGATCCTGAGACTTGAACTTGGACACTTGCTGCAGCAAAATTATTAGCAAATTGAGTCTTATATGTGGTGGCCGCTGTTGTCGCTGGGCTGTCTAGGTAAACGGTAGAGGAAGAACTGGTTAAGTCGAGCAACGAATTTGTGTAACCAATACCTGCACCGAAAGTAGAGATAACGGTAGCGCCACGAACTAAGCGTAAATTGACGCCGTTGAAGACGTTACCGTTAGACTTGTAAATAGAGCCATGAGAAACTAACACTAAAACTTTGCTGGTAGCACTTTGACAAGTGATCGTGGCCGTGAGTGTCGTATCGGTGTAGGTAGTAGTTGAGTTGCTGGTTATCGTAGAGGTTGTACCTTGAACAACTTGAAGGATACGAAAAGCGCCCCTCAAGTTATTTTGCTGAGCTGCAGTCAATATATCGCCAGAGACGAACGCTGCCGGGAGTGTTGTTGGTGTGGCCATAATGTTTCTCCTTAGAAACCTAGTTTACTTGTATCAAGAATGCCATAAACAGCACTATTAAGACGGAAAAAGTTGTATACCGAAGCTGAAGTCAAATTTAACAACACTCGTGTGTCAGACGGGTCAGCCGAAACGGTTGCACCGTTAACGACAGCCTGATAGCGGACACCACGCAAAACCACATTGACAAACCCGCCAATGTCGCTGCCCGTAACAAGAGCTAGCAACGTGAAATTGTTTTGCTCACGTAAAGTAGCGCCAACCGTGTATGGAACATCGTCAGACTGGTCTAGCGTTGACTTCACAAAACCAGCCAGATCGGCGGCTTGACTTGTCGTCTGGTCATAACTGTTTAAAGTAAAAATGCGTGTTCCTGTACCGTTGCTTTGGGAAGCCAAACCGTCAGGCTCAACGACAACTTTTGTGGCAAAGTTGTCGGCAATACCAGCAAATTGGATATTGTCAAATTTGAGTTGCGTTACATATGGCGTAGCTGCCAAAGTGCCATCATTGAATTCGGCTATGGGTATTGCTTCGTCGAGTTCGGCTCGACCTAACCATTGAATGTTCGTGGATTCTTGACCGTAAATTCTGCCCTGTTCAGTTTGAATAAGTGTCTGCAAAGTTTGCAACACATTTGCGTTAGTTAAAGTTTGTGCAGACACGAAACTAGAAGCCCTAGTTGCTAAACCAGTTGAATTAAGAGTAATACTGGCGGCAGTACACAAAGCGTCGGCGGCTTGCCACGTCGTATACCCAGCAGGCCACGAAACAGTTGTGACAGTTCTGCCAGCGTTAGCCAAACTGTTTTCAAGGGTTAACGACCAGCGGTCAAGGTTGCTAGTGAAACCGTAGTCAATTTTTAGGTTAGCAACTTTGTTAGATGACTGAAAATAATCGGTTCCAGCATAAGTGGCTTTGACCATGATTGAATCGCCGACTGCCAGCGTTGGCAATGTTGACGGGTTACGCCCCGACAATTCAAAGTAACCTGCTCGAAACGGGTCTTGCACGTTGGCACGATTAATAGTGAAATTTATTGACTGCAAATCGTTTAATTGGGTGAAAGTTGCGCCAACGACTTTGAATGCTGTCCATGTGATCGAAGCCATTACGCCACCGTGATTGGTAACGGGCCGTTCCGGAACATATACTGCCGTAGAGCTGCCACAACAGCGTTGGGGTCGCCACCGTTGACATTGACCGTAATCGTATTGCCACCCATAGCACCGTTTGGCGTAATACTGCCAGACGTGCCAGGGGTAAACAGTTCTGGTCCCTTTTCGCCCACTATGTAGGATTGACCCAATTTTGTCAGACCACCTGAAGCTCTGCCTGGTATGTGCAGTCCTTGACCCGAAGCCCTAGCAATGTCGGCGGCTTTACCAATAAGAACGTTGTTGCCTTTAATTAACTCAATTAAAGCTAGTGCGCCTTCTAGGTCGCCGCTGTCAACTTTAATTTTGATTGCTTTTTGCGACACAATGTCAAGGCCACCAGCGAGGTCAACTATTGACTGTGTAGCGTCTAACAATTTTTGATGGTAGTCGGCTAAATCTTTTTGTGACCCTGTAGTAAACGCTTTAGCAGCTGATTCTGCTAAATCGTCCATTTGTTGTTTGGCGGTGTCAAGTGCGACTGTGCCGGTCAAGGCGCCTATTAAAGTATCCCAACTAAATTTAAGTTTGTTAATTTCAATTCGAGCGTCGCCTGCTGGTTTAGATATCCATCTGTCAAACGCTTCACCAAGTTTTTTGGCTTCTCTAGCAGCCGGTGTTAGAGCGTCTTCCCTGGCCTGTTTGATTGACTCTTTAAAATTGTCGGTTTCTGCACTGGCTAATTTCATGTCTTCAACAACGACGTCTGGTAATTTCTTTTCGTCGCTACCACCAAACCAACCAAAGAAATCGCCTACAGCGTCAGCGACACCACCAATAACACTGGTGAAAGGTGAAACAATTGAGCCAATCACATTGGCGGCAGCCCTGAACGGTGCCGTGATGAAACCAAAGACACTTCCGAAAGCGTCGCCAATCCAGCCAACAATTTTTCCGATGATGTCAAAAATCTGGTCTTTGAAATGCAAGATAAAAGCGACAGCCAAACCAAATGGTCCGGTAATGATTGCTAGTAACAGTTTCCAGTGGTCAATAATCCAACCAAAAACGGCTTTGGCTACACCCCACATTTTAGAGAAATACCAGGTAATGCCGTCAATGATTTTGCCCATAATGCCAAACTTGACGAGCAACAAAACAATGGCCCCAATAATGGCCACAATGATTCCGATACCTGTTGCTATCCACAATTCGTAAAACGATAAAGCCATGACAGCGTTGACAGCTGCGACTACAACGCCGATTGCTTCCCAAGCGACCATGGCGGCATTGCCAATCCATATGGCGGCGGCCACAGTACCAATGGCGACACCTAAAGCAACGACCAGACCAGTGTTGTTAGAAATCCAATCACCTATAGCGGTAAAGGCAGGCATGAGTTTTTCAAGAATGGGGGCGATTGCTCGACCTACCGATTCTTTGAACTCGTCCATTTGGATACCAAACGATTTCATTTTGCCTGAAGCGGTACCAGCGGCGGTGGCGGCTTGACCACTAAAGGTAGAGCTGAGAGCAGCAAAGATTTCTTTAGTTGAGGCACCCGACTTAATCAGGTTATTTAAGGCAGGGTCTAACATCTTCAGTGGCTTTAATTGCCCGTTATATGCCTTTGAGAGCGCCTCGGAGACTGAACCTAAGTCTTTGCCCGTACCAGCCGAAATATCAAGCGACAGGTTCAAAAGGTCTTGGGCGGTCTGTACGTCCTGAGTGCCTCGAAGCAAATTGTCTAAAGCGGGGCGTAACTCGTCATCAGATACAGCGGCGGCTTTTTGGGTTTGCGTAATGAACTTTTCAACGGCGGTCACTTGGGCGTCAGTTGCGCCCGTGGTGTTCTTTAATGTTGTAGCCAACCGTTGAGCAGCTACATCGTCTTGCATAAAAGCGCCAAGGGCTTTTGTAGCAAAGTCTGTGATAGCGCCTAGAGCAACCGTGGCAGGTCCAGCCATTTTGCCTAAAGCAAACTTAGTTTTTTCTCCAGCGCCTTCTAACTTTTGAAACTCTCTAACGGCACGGTCAATCCCTTTCGGGTTGAAATCGCTAACAATCGGAATGGAAATAGCGGCCATTAGATCACCTGAAAGTTCTTGTTAACTTCAGCCATGACATCATCAGCAACTTTTTGAATTTCGCCGATAATCCCACCAATGTTGGCTTCAAAGGCTGGCCATATGACTCGACTAGCAGAGCGTCCAAACTTGTTACTGAAAGCCATACCCAACGGGTTTGAATTGCTACGGCCAGCGATATCAAAGATTGCGGCGGCAGGGTTCTTTTGCATGACAGAAAAGGCGGCACCAGACTTTTTGTTGTTAACTCGAAGCGAAACACCTTTGACCGCTCCAGCTGTAGTTAACGGAAATTTAGGTGTGCCTTTTTGAGCCCAATTTCTTTTCGTGCCGGACGGAAAACGGTCATCAGAGTAATTGGCTTTCATGGCGTCAGTCATCGGTTTAGCAATTGTTTTCATGTTGGCGACATACGCCTTTTTGAAACCTGGCTCTACCTGGGCAAGATACTTGACGGCTTCTTTAAGACCCAACACTTCAATACCAGTTGTCAAGCCTTCCATTATTTTCTGCTTTCGTTAATGACTTTGATAGTTGTCGCTAGGTCGTTAACGTCAAACTCTACTTCAGGCGGCCACCACCCTGTCGCTGCTAACAGTTGCGCTAGAGCGTTTCGATAGGTGCCGCTGAGGTAGGGCGGTCAGGTTCATCACTGACTACTTCAAGAGTTACAAGGCGCTTAATAAAATCATCTAAAACAACTGGCACCATGACATTGTTTTGTTGGCATGCCTGGTGTGCAAGATACGCCAAATCTTCAATACCAATACCGTTAGCCATGTCACTGGCTTTGCGTTTAAATTTTCTTTCCCAAGCAACAATAGTAAAAAGGTTGGTTGATACTTCAAATGGGCCTTCGCCCTGGTCAACTTTGAGCGTCAGCTGCATGTCGGGTCCTTTGTTTGTTGTTGGTTAAATCAGGAAACAACGGCGGTATAAACGCCGCCCTTGAAAGTAATGCTGATTTCTGAGAGTTCGCCGTACTTGGCGTCAATCACGGGCAATGCTTCAAGGTATGTGCCGGTCAAAGTAAAAGTCGGGTTAGTGGCGCTTGCCGATCCCGAAGTTGGCTTCACGGTGACGGTGGTGGCCGTGCCGACAAGGGCGGCAAGTGTGGCGTAAGTTTCCGTGGCGCTATAGCTCATCAGCAAGTCAACGGTGAGTTCGTGGTCGCCAAGACCAGCGGTGTAGACACGGCTAGTGGAACCAAAAGCGGTTGATTCGAGAGCGTCGTACTTGACATTCAAGGTTGCGCTACGGCTTTGATCGGTCAAATCAACCGAGTTAACGGAAACGACCGGATTACTGAGGTAAGTGCTTGTCGACATTTTGCTTTACTCCTTGATTGGTTCTTTAGTTTTAGCAGGTTTCGGTGCTGGTTTGTCGCTAACAATAAAGCCGTGTTCTAAAAGTGCTTCAATGTTTGTGCCTTCGGCTGGTACAAATTCGTCGCCGATTACACCTAAGCGTTCGCTGTTGATTGTGTAGCTCATGGGTTGGTTGCTGCTTTCATGTCAATGATTAGGTCGTATGCGGCAAAGTTTTGACCGCCAAGATTAACGGTGCCAGGTCGCCCAGACTTCACGGCAACCTTGCTTGATAGAAGCTTCGCAGACATGCTTAAAACGTTGCGTAAGCCGTCCAAGTTCGCTGGTCCTAAAGTTATGACCTTGACCGAAAAACTCATAGTGACGGCGTTGTAGTTAGCGGCTTCAAAACTTGGGGCGTCCAAGAATACACAAGGCGGGTTGATTCGCTCAGGGTCGTAGATAACTCGAAGCCCAGTCACATCGGTTAGCGTCGCCGACAGGTCGTCTATGGCCTCGTTAAAAAGGTCGGTGTATGCCATTAGGCAACCTGTGGCCGGCTAAGTCCAGCCAACTGTTTAATCATTGGCGACAGTCCGATGGTGGGCGCTACACCCATTTCGCTGAAACTTGCGAATTGGTCTATGGCACCACGTTGCCTGTAAATTGCGCCCCCATACATGATCGTCGCAAGTTTGCAGGATTCGTTGGGTGCTGTTTCTAACTGGTCTGTGGTGTAACCCGACTCGACACGGCGACGGTAAATAAACTCTGACGCTGAAGCTGCACACTGATCTAGAAAAGCGGTTTCGTTTTCACCAGCCAAAGTGATACCCAACCAGGTTTCAATGTCGGCACCTGAACACCAGTCAGCGGCAGGTGTCGCATATGTCAATGCACCATACGGTTGCACGGCATACATAGTTGTCAAGTCGCCAGGGTTGTAATACAAAATTTGATTAGCGACAGGTTTCTGTTTGTCGTATTGCAAAACCCCAAGATTGCTAATGCCCGTATACGCATATTGTGGGCATGCTGTAACGATCACATCTTCACTGTCAAAGTCGTTACCAACATCGCTGATGGTGACGGTCTGCCCAGGTGAAACATCTATGTTCGTCAACAATACAACTACAGCGTAATCGTTGTAGCGGTATGCGTTAGTAATAAGTGCTGATTCCATTGGCGTTTAACGCCTTTCTAAATCAGTCCGATACGACAATTGACTGAACAAAAACGCTGTCGGTCTCTTCGCCAATTGTCTGTAAGAAAGTGGCAAACGTTCCGCTGAAGTTGTAGTCGTATCCGAGCAAGTTGACGTTCTGCAACATCTGGACGCCTCGAACAGTTTCGTAGAATTCTACGGCTGGTGCATGAGCTACAAGCATGGTGTTAGCTGACAGGTTGCCCGAAACAACAATGTCCAAGCCCATCGGGTTCATACCGGACCATTTGCTAGCGTCGCCTGCGCCGAGCGTGTTCTGACCGACAAGGCCAGGGGCGCCGATAGCAGGAAACACTGGTGAGCCAATATCGTTGGTGGCCGAGCCAAGATACTTCCAAGTCAACGGGTCAACCACAAGCGTGGTACCGAACAAGTTGGTGTCAATGCTGATGTTGTAGGCGGCGGTGTAAAGCGCTGACAAAAGGCTTGCGGTGTCGTTTGCGCCAACAACCCAAGTTGCACCCGAAGTGGTTGCTTGTGATTCAAGAGCTGCACAAGCAAGTGATTCGGTTTGCTTCATGTATTGACCAGCGAGGTCTTGAAGAATAAGACCCTGTGCGGCAGGGCTGGTGAAGTCTGCCACTTGTGCAGAAATGAAGATCGAGCCACCAACAGTGGTTCGCTCAACCGTGTTGGCTTTCAAAATCATTGGTGTGCTTGACAATTGCGAGCCGTCAGGCGATTGCACGCCCGCTGACGAATGTTGCTGAATAGTCGGGCGAATAAAACTGAAGCCGTTACCGTTCGGTAATGCACGTGCGCCGAAAGCCGAAACGACTGGGCGCATGTAGTTGTATGACAGGAAGAGTCCGCCCAAGACTGGTGTCGGCAAAAGTCCTGGGGTGTCCGTCAAAACGTCTTGAGCGTTAGCAGCTGTAAAAGAGCTAGTGGTCTTGTTGGCTTTAATCGCTTCGTTTACACGGGCGAAAGTGTCGCCACCAATTGCGTATGCGGCCATATATTCCCCTGGCGTCGGCATAGCAAATTCTTTTTTGGGTGTTGCCCAAATCGGATTGGTAGGTACGGCTTCGGGTGCGGCGGCGGTGACTTCAGACATTTCGGTTTTCTCCTCGACGGATTCGGTTTTGGTTTCTTCAATTTCTGCGTCGGGCAGAATGTCCGCCGAAGCGGTCACACTCGTGATGGTAGCACCCTGAAATGCTGGTGTGGGGGTAAGGCTGAGTTCTGTCCATTCAGCTGACGTGATAATCAAAGTTCCGTCGTTGGCCGTGTATGAGTCAATGACATTGACGCCTACAGAAACGTTATCTAAAACGCCTTCTTTGGCTAGTTGCAAAGCCTCATTTCCTGCGACAGTTTCAGCGATTCGAGCAGAAAACAACATGCCATTTGGCGTTTCGGTCCTGCTGGTCAAAATTCCTACCGGCATAGTTGAGTCGTGGTACATCATAAGTTTTGGTGCTTTGCCAGTAACGGGCAATGACCCGACAGCAAACTGTACTTTGGTGCCACCAGCTGGGCCGCCAACTGTTGCCGTGGTGTTGTACGGTGCGGCAATTCCTGAAATGGTGCGGCCTGGCATGTCGCCTTCGGCAGCTGTAACGTCTAACGCAAAACCTGCTGATAGTTCTAATTTCATGCGAGTGACTCCTGAGTGTTTTCTGCTGGTGGTGTTGGTGTTTCGGGCATTGCTTCGGCTGGTGTTTCCATGTCTGGCATGTTGTCGGCGTCAGGCATTGACCCCAAAATGTAGTCGTCAATATCCCAGTCAATATAAGTGCCTTTGGGGGTCACATTGTTGAAACTCAATGTTTGAGCAATGCAATTCATGTATTGACGTGCGCCAAATTCCCATAGTTCTTCACGGGCGCTTTGACTGTTGCTGTATGCGTAACTACCAATGGAAATACCGCAAAGATATTGGGGTGTGTTGCACAAACGGCTTAGGTCTTCGGCACTGTACCTGGCGCTATCTATCATCAGCATGTTGTCCGGTAAGGCTTTGGTTTCCTCATATTTTAAGTATTCGTTTAGGGCCGCTGTTTGGTTGTTCATTCGAGCGGCGTTAAACGCTGAGGCAAGGTCGCCAAGTTCTTGGGCTGATAAAGGCTCACCCGAAACTTGGGAAAGGACGCCAGACGGAAGTGACGAGGCCGCATTGCGTAGGCGGCTACTTTCTATTTTCAAAGCGGTTTCAATAGCACTGGGCGACTGATACAAAATGCCTTGAATGGGGCTAATGAATTGCACAAGGTTTTCTAGTGAGTCTTCCATTAACCCACCTTGAAAATACACTTGTTTTGACGGTGCAAAGAACACGCCGTTTTGCCCAGCCTGGTCAAGTGTTGTAATCATGGCGGCTGGTAGTCGAGTAAACGAGGCAGGGAAACCGTCAGCTGTACGGCTGGTGATGTACCAAAATGCACGGCCAAAAAAGAAAAGGTCGTCAAAAGTCCATGACATAAGCGTGCTGTAAGTGATCGTTGGGTCGGGTTGGCGTAACCATGAACGTGGCGCAATATATGTTTTAACCATTTCTTGCGTTTCAGGGTTCCAAACCTCGTTGTACATTTGCAAAGGTGTTGACCCAATAACTGAAGCCAACAGGTCACGGCTTCGACTTATGACAGGCAACGAAATAGCAGCTGCACGGGCAGGCCCTTCAAAATAGGAATAGTATTGCCCGACCATGTTTGCACCCAATGGCGGTGAAGCAAAACTAGACATTCCCGAAGAAGCAGCAGCAGCTTTAAACGCTGGTTCGCTGATTGCTGCTTTAGTTACTTGGCTTCGGTTGAAAATTCCCATGTGCATACTTCTTTCGGGGGGTGGTTCTGCCCTGCCCGACGCAGGACAGAACCTAGAGAAACATTAGCCTGACACAAAACGGTTATGTCCTTGACACGGCAAGCATTGGTTTGCCTACCTGTTTCGGGCGTGAAGATTCGGCAACAGCCCAAACCATACACCTGGCTAACTCGATAGGGCCAGGGCTCTTAACTGAACTGAGCGTTAACCCTGAACCGCTTTTTACCATGACGGCCCTGTTGACATGTTCAGCCAAAGACAATTCACCACGGTGCCTAATCTTGCCTTCCAAAATCATTTTTTGTACTAGCCCAGAGTATTTATACAGCTCACCCAAACCTGTTTGCTCAGTACGTTTCTCTAAATGTTTCGGGGTGTGCAACATCAGTCCTGGCGTTATTACCAATTTGGTTTGCGTACCGGACATGACCCGATCAACTTCGGCCCACATTTCATCTTCGGTATCTACGACAAATTCGACACAAACGTGTGCTTTGTTTTCAAACACTGACGACCTGACTCCCACATATCTGCCGTCAGAAATGTCTGTGTCTACCGCCAACACGCCACCTGGCGGCATAGGAATATCTGTTTTTTGTTTGTCCCATACACCTGGACCAATCCATGCGCCCCTAGCCGAAACCCACATATTCAAATGGGCTCTAAGAAAACTGTCTTTTTTACTGACAGCTCGTAAAGCGTCAAGGGTAATGAACGTGCCTAAACTAGGGTTCGCTAAAGCCCAATTGCTTTCAACACGGGGGTCGGCACCTGGCGGCATAGACCATTCGGCAAAATACAGTTTGTTTGTTTCGCCTTTATCTATTTCCGATATTGCTTGCTCACGGGTGGCCATCATGTCAACACTGGATTCGTCGCCTGCAGTTGACCAGGCGCTCATTAAAGAATTGGTTTTGGCGATTTGGCTTGGCCTGAGTGCCACGTCTGTAACACCGTTAATATTCCATAATTCGTCTACAACAATCAGGTCGTAACTACCACCATGCAGGTTTGGTGTTGCAGTTTCGGGAATCGTTGGTAAGTACGGCCCGTCAAGCTGGAAAAAGTTTTGCACTTCAGGCGCTTATTGGTACCTGGCTCACTGAATTTGCGGCGCTTCGAGGCAAACCTCAGGCCGTGTTGTCTGTGGCTAACAAATTGGACAGGGCCGAAGCAATCTTTGCGACTATCGCCCCAATACTTGTAGACAATTTTGGGGCTAAAGCCATGAAC